AGTCGGGTATAATATACCGTATGACCAAATCAATTTCGTACATCAATTATAACCCCTTAGACAAAGGTAAGGCTTTTCCTTATCTTTGGCTATCTTTTCAGGCTTATATACAAGATAATTATTCTGAGTCTAATTGGGTATGGAATGATGCTTTGAATTTTTCAGAGTGTACTTTACAAACTATTTTAGATACTAAACCTGCACTAATACTTACGTCTTTATATACTTGGAACTACGATAAACTAGTAAAGTTTTTACAAGATGTAAAAGAGAGTTTGCCTAATACTATAATTGTAGTAGGTGGGCCTCATCAAATGTATAAGGTAAATCCAGCTTGGTTTAAAGATCATCCATATATTGACTACGTTTGTAGAGAGGATGGATATGGGGAAGTTTTCTTAACAGAATTACTTAGAGCTTTAGACAATAATCTGAGTTTAGATACTGTACCTTTTTGTATTTATCCTACAGAAAATAGATTAAATTATAAGGAATCTACTTCTGACTTCTATAAAAGAGATTTTAAGTGGCCTTCTAAAGTATTTGAAAGGTTTGCAGATAAGTTAGATAATAATTATACTACTATATACTATGAAAGCTCTAGAGGCTGCCCCTATCGTTGTACTTATTGTGAATGGAGTGGTGGCACGGGAGCTAAAGTAAGTTTTAAACCTACTGAATTAATTCTAGAAGATGTTAAATTTATTTTAGATAATTTCGATTTAGAAGCTTTTGAGATTATAGATGCTAACTTCGGTATAATCCCTAGAGATGTAGAGATTATACAAGAAATTATATCCCGCAACCCTAACTTAAAAGTTAATGTAATGGGGCCAACAAAAACTAATTCGAAGTATTTGTTGGAAATTTATAGATTATTAACTTCTTATGGTATGCTAGATACACAAACTATAGCTATACAAGAAACCAATTTAGAGGCTTTAAAGAATATAAAACGTAAAAATCTTCCTATTGAAGATCATATATCTATACATGAAGCTTTAACAAAAGAATTCCCTAATAATCATTTAGCGGAATTCGAATTAATTTTAGGATTACCTGGAGCAACTCTAGAGTCTTTCTTTGATATATTTACTTTATGTAATAAATATCATATGGCGTACTCTAGGCATATTTGGAAGTTATTACCTACTACTCCTGCTGCTAGGCAAGATTATGTAGATAAATATAAGATAAAAACTTTAAATATTATATTACCAGAAGATAATACAAACTATCGTTTTAATGAGATAGGAACTGAAATACCTATTAGTTCTGTAGATATTGTAGTAGAAACTTATAGTTATACTAAGGCAGAATGGACATCAATGTATTTAATCGACTGTATGGCTCAATCTTATTATAATAGTGATATATTGGATACACTAACACAGTATTTAGGTAGAGATATTATCAAAGATATTTACTATGATATTATCCCTAATTTAGGGGGTATTCAAACCGAATTATTTAATATACTACTAAATCACACTAAAAATGTTGTTGAACTAGAAACTAGTAAAGACTTAAATAGGGTGGATATATCCTCAACTAAATTTAAGGTCCAAATAGCTCCTAGTGCGCTATTTAGTTTGATAGTAATGATAAATCCAGCTAATTTTTTCTTAACTTTACATAAAGTATTGGATATTAAAGATTCCAAATTACTAGACTTATGCCAATATTTAATACAACGAATAAAAGGTATAGATAGTAAAGATACTTTAGTATCTAAATATAAGTGGGAGGATAAAGCAATTTTTAAGGATGGTTTATATATTTATAATGTAGTAGATTCTAAAACTTATACGCTTCAGGAATATTTTTCTAATATTATGACTAATTATACTGGAAGTAAGTTAGAGGTATTAAAGTGAAAGTTCCTAAGTTTAATTTAACTACATTTGCTCTTGTTCACCAAGAACTTAATAATATACCTTTTAAAAAGTATAGTCTATTATCAGAATCTCATAATAATAATTTAATAGGCTTAGAAGGGAGTTTAGAGGTTGCTCCTATATTAGGAGATTATATTTGTTTAAACGAACCTAATACTACTTTTATTGATATAAATTATTATTTTATTATTTATGATTACTTAAAAAGTACTCACAGAGAGCAAGATATAGAGGAATACTTTAAATTAATTGATTGGAATTTTAAAGACTTCCAGTTATTTATAGATAGATTACAAGGTAGAGGCACAGGTTCAGATGATTTATTAAATGGATTTGATGTTAATATCTTATGTGAATTACATAGTAAGATTATATACCCTTACATAATAAAGCCTATTTTAATAGATAATAGAGATAATATAAAGGGAGATATTATAGTTGCTTTACCTGCAGGAACTCCTTTTAGAGGAGCTATTTGGGTAGAAGCAGATGAAAAAATAATAGAAAACTATTATTTAGCTATGAAAACTTTAACCCCCAGATTGCCCCCATATATTATTCAAAGTAGGGAATTCGCCCAACAGTTAAATATTTTAACTTATATAGGGCAGTCAAAATATACCTTAACTTTAGATAATACTAAAGAGGTAGTTGATTTAATAAAGGAGAAATTAAATGGGTAGTGCTCAAAGAACTGTTAATCCTAATAGCGTTACATTCCCTTCTGGAGGAGATGCAGCTATTAACTCTACCAATGTTAATGATTTAAATACTAAATTTAGTCCTGGTAACAGTGTAGAAGCAGGACATATTAATAAGCTAAGGAGTATGTTAAATAATGCTTTAGCTCATTATCATAACTATACTGATAGGTATAGTTCTAAAACTTATGGTAATACAGGACATAGCGGAAACAGAGAAGAATCTAAAAATACTGGAAGCCCTAATTCCAAACCAGGAGACGTAACCGCAGTAAGTATTGGAGAAGTTATCGAGGCTTCTAGATTTAATCAATACGCTAATGTAGCTAGGTTTATTCACTCACATAAACATACAATTAACGATAGGACGGCACAATAATGGGATCAGAAAACGTTTCAACTCATACAACTTCTAATACTGGCCCTAGTGATACTTCTTCGGGTAATACTATTGATGCAAATAAGTATGAACAAATGGTTGCGGTATTAAATAATTTAATATCTCACAACCACTCATTCTATGACGATTATACTACTGTATGCGATTGTCAATGTCAATGCGACTGTGGTAGAGGAGCTTTATAGCATCTCTCTCCAAATAATAAAGCAAAAGCGCCTAATTGTATAGCGCCATACCAAATCTTCTCTGCCCTACAATTTTTTAAGAAAGTTTTACTTGGAAAGTTGATAGGGCAAGAACTTTTACAGAGTCTCTTCACAGAGCAATTCCCACAATGACTTATTTTCTTAGTCAAATCCATTCCCCCCACTTCAAAACTATTTAAAGATGTAATATTTCCACTAATATACTCTGTATGTGGACATAATCTAATATTTCCTTGAGTGTCTAAAGATAACACATCTTTAGCATCTGCTCCACAATTGGAAGTCATTGTAATAGGTATAATACTACGCATTAACTGCGCATACTTAATACTTCCCGCACTCCCATTAAATATATTAGACTGTAAGATAGGTAAAGATTTACTTAAGCCCTCTTCTTTTAGTTGTCTAATACATTTATCTATGTAGTCATTACATAATTCTTCGAATCCTTGTAAGTCTTCGACTACGCAATCAAAACTATTTTTAGAGTCAGTTTTATCATAGCTTCTACCTAAAGTGAAACTTAAAGTAGTATTTTTTAATCCTAACTCTCTGACAAACTTATAAAAGAAAGCATTTATCTTAAATAAGTTCCAATTAGTATTACTAATAACCGTATTAAATGAGAATTGAACTTTAGGGTATAAATTGTCCAGTTGTTTTAGTACTTTTTGTATATGAGGCTTATTTAATATTTCTTCCCCTCTAAGGGCTTCTTGCCCAGGTCCATCATGACTAATACCTAAAGCTATTGTAGCTTTTAAAGTTTTAAAGAAGTCTATATGTTTCTGTCTTAAAGGTGAGCCATTGGTAGATATAAAAAAGTGCAGACCTTCTTTATCTAATTGAGTCATTACTTCTTTAATATCATTCCAGTATAGAAAAGGCTCTCCTCCCCACAATTCTACTCGTTCCAAATTATCTAAGTTTAATAGTTTTACATTGTTAATAAAAGAGTCTATATGAATACTTTTAGCTCTTTCATTAGGATTGCCAATATCTTTTTGCATACAATAACTACAAGAATAATTACAAGCATGCCCAAATAAGATTCTTAAAGCTACTGGATTTCTAGTCTTAATAATAGTATTATGATTTTTAGCTAAATCTTTATAATCAATCTCTGGGTCTTGTGGAGCACTAATTAGCTCTTTTTTATTATTATACATAGAATTATTACTACTATCATAATAAAATTCTATACCACTTTCGGTTATAAACTTATTCATTTTTTCTCCATAATAGATACTATCGTATCTCCTTCCTTATACAAGCCTTGTGGTACTCTAATCCAACCTCTATCTATTAATTTAGCACAAAATTTAGAGTATGAAGGTAACATAACTCCAGGTATAAAGTTAAAAGGATAATTAACTTTATAGTTTAAAGTAGTGTTAATATAATCTGTAAAGTCTAATTTTACCCATTTTTTATAAATTTCTTGCTTTCCTTTAATTAAGTCATAACAAAACTGTTCTGGGTTAAACTCATTCTTAATAATATGGAAAGGTTTAACTCCAAAGTCTGACGCAGCGTCATTAGAGAAATAGAACCTATCATAATAAAAATGAGGAGCTGTTGTCGAACCTCTACTATTAGCATATAGATGTACTACTTCACCGTCTTTAGTAGAAATCCAATCACTTTGTTCAGTAGCCCACTCATCTAAAACTTGTGCTCTTTCATCTCTAAAATCATGATGGGCTATAATATCTATGTTTAATTTTTTCGCAAAATCAGCAAAAGGTTGTAGATTTTTGGATTTTTCGCTAGTTGTATTTATAAGTTTGAAGTGTTTTATAGGGGAAATTGATTGAATTTTATTTAAGATTTTAAGTAATTTACTAGTATTTATTTTATCTACAAAGGTAGAAGAAATAGTTATAGATCCCATACTTTTAAACTGTACTTCATCAATAATCCTATGATACCTTATAATAGCGTTATCCGTAATACAATACTCTAGTTTGCTAGCGTTATCTTTGAACCAATTATATGCTTCAGGGTACTCCTTTTTATAGTAGTAAATATCATCATCTGTCCTAATAACTGAAAAGTAATCGAATACTGAATCCCATAACTTAATTATTTTTGAAGATATCGGAGGGTAAACTCCTGTAGTATTATGAACTATATCTAATTGATCTTTAATATAACATACCTCACAATTTGCTGCGCAATAGTATCTTCTACCTACTGAGAAGTATAGGTCATACTCTAATGATTTAAGGGTATCATAATTTACCCATTGCTCCTCATATTTATTCATTTTTTTATCTCAAAATTTTCTGAAATTCCCACTAATTCTAATAAATTTTTGTGAGTTTTTAGTTGCGTTAAATGTAGTGTTACAAAGTCAATAATTTGATAGAACTGCACACAAGAGCCTTCTGGTTTAACATCAAATAGGAAATATAAGTATTTCAATCCACAAGACGCCCGTGAAGGACATTCTAAACAATCTTTTCTTATCTTGTCATCGTCGCCCTCACTATCCCATATCTTGGGTTCACTATTATCCCATTTACCTATACGAGCATAATCGGTCTTATACTCAAGGAAATCGAACTCCGGATATATGAAGCCGTTCGGCGCAAGGATTAACTTACTGTGTCCATTGAAATAAGCTTTATCGATATTATGATATTGCCCATCAATAAATACGTTTAATTTCTTAATATAGAGAATTTGGACAAATTCCATAAAAGCATCAAGAAATTGTGGTAAGTTAATTTTATCAATAATTACATCAAATTTGTCCTTCCCTCGATGGTGTCTTAGTGGGATAAGATTAATTGTTTTACACCCTGTCGCATAGCAGGTTTTAGTTATAGCACTAAGATTCTTAAAGGATAAAGAGTCTGGTTTATCAATAGGCATAACATACTGAAACTTCCACTCTGAGCAGTGCTTATTTAAAACTTCGCTCATTTCTATAACATTAGGTAAGTCTGACTCACATACATCTATACAATTACATTCTCCACACTTAATACCATTAGGAGCTTTCTTTACTCTATTAATACCCTGATACATAAAATCGTAACTGACTGTTGCAGTTAGTAGCCCAGAATATTGCTCAAAAAAGTCCTCATTCTTCTTTACTAGTGAGCCGTTAGTTGTGAACGATATTTTCCAATCGTTGCGCGCCGCGATAGCGGCCAACCACTGCATTGCTCGTTTAATTTTAGGCATAAATAAAAAGGGTTCCCCTCCGTGGAAAGAAACCCTCTTTATTTGATTCTCCTGCTTTTCAGCCCAAAGAAAGAACTCTTCCATTCTATCGACTTCATCGATTTGAAGAGTTCTCCCTCCGATCTTGTTCTCAATATATTGCCTATCACAATAAACGCAATCAAAATTGCATTTATTGCCTAGGTATATAATGACTAATTCTACATTTTTAAGGCTCATGAGTAAACATCGTTGTAAAAGCGTTAGCTGTTGGTACTAAGATAACGAAATGTAATAGGGTTAAATAAAACACTCTACTATAATCCTCATCAGATACCATTAGTTTATAAGGAGCGTCAGGGTTGGCGATATAGTAAATAGTTGATATATTTACAGCATCACTACTCTTAGTATTATTAAGAAAATTTATAAAACCATCGGGAGTAGGAACTTTTAGCTTCTTATTAATAATATCATTCCATAATCCTGCAATTTCCATATGATTAGCAGTTAACCCTTTATGCACTTGTTGTGTAGTAGGGTGATATTTATATAGATAATAGAATAATAAATAACTCAATCCTTTAGCTAAAGCAATATCTCCTTCCTTAGCTAGAGCAGCTTCGATTCTCTTTCTTTTAACATCGAACTGTTTTCTAGACATATCTTCGTGTAGCTGAATATAAAGTTTAACAATATTCTGACACATATCATCAGGACGGAATAGCTTTCCGTCTACATCTAAATTACCTGCAGGACATTGATAGCATAAACTTTTATAGTTACAAGACTTACACTGATCTTCTTCTTCAAACATTGCTAGATATGCATCTTGGAAAATTTTATATCTATTCTTGTATAAAGTATCATCAAAAATATTTCCTAGTATAGCAATATCTGCTCCATTATCTTTTAGATTAGTAAAGAAGTGGCATCCAGAAATATCTCCAGAAGCATCAATTGCTAACATATCTGAACCTATTAAACAGTTATTTTCCTCTTTTTTGCCAACTCCCTCTGAAAATTGGAATATAAGATCATCATATTTATCTAAGATATTAGTTATATCCTCGTAAAGTTTATTCCAAGTATCTTTATTCCATTGAATAAATCCTCTACCTGAATCTAATACTAAAGGATGTAGTACCATATGTTTAACTCCGCGCTTATGAATTTCTTCTGCGAAGTCTAATAGATGTGGTAGGTGTTCTTCTGCTAAAGTGGTTCTGACTACTACTCTATGTTGGTCTTTAATCTCTTGTGGGATATAAGAAATAAAATTAAGAATTTTATTTAAGTCCTCTTGCCCTATTTGTCTATGATCTAAATCAGCTTCAATAGTATCTAAAGATATAACTAAAGAAGTCCCTTCATAAGAGAAATATTCATCGATAAATTCCTCTGTTAGTAAAACTCCATTAGTACATACTGAAACCGCAGTACTAAATTGTCCTCTAGAATTTTCAGCGATTTCATCTTTATACTTAGCTAAAAAGTCTAGTATTAGTTTTTTATGGATTAAAGGCTCGCCTCCAAATAATTGGAAGTTTTTAGTTTGTTGAGTTCCTTTAAGTCTAGCTAAGAACTTATATACTTTGTATAATTTATCTACTGTAAACTTACCGAAATCTTTATTATGTTGCTCATAACAATAAGTACAAGATAAATTACAGGCATTTGTTAGAATTACATTAATTTGATGTAAGTCTTTAAATAACTGTAAATTATACTTTAAAGTAACTGGAGTTTCCGGTGAGGGAACCTTTGCTAAAGTATTTAGTTTGGAACTTCCAAATGGGGTAATAATATTTTCAGTAGTAAACTCTAAATTACCTATATTATCTACTAATACTGTTGCTGCGTGGTTTTTTACCCTTTCTTCTCTACTCATAGGTCGTCCAAATCAAATTCTTCATCTACTGAATTATCAATAGCTGCTACATAGTTTACAGACTCAATCTCTTGAGGAGCAGACTTAATATGACTACTATCTAAATAATTATCTACCCAAGGAAGAGGATTGTTTCCTAGTGTTAGCCCTAATCTGGAAGGGTCAAGTCCAATATTAGTGATACGAACAGCAAAAATATAATCCATATACTCTTTAAGAATTGCAGCGTTCATACCAATAAGTGGAGATCCTTTACTAAATAGAAACTCAATCCATTCCATTTCTTCATTATATGCAGTTTGGTACATATCATAAGTTTCATCTTCCAAGTCAGCAGCAACTCTAGTAAACCCTTCACTAGGGTCTTCTCTAAGCATTTTAATCACTCGTTGGAATACATCTAAGTGAATCATCTCATCTCTAGCGATTAACTTAAAGATATTACTAGACCCAGGCATTAATTTATCAGGTTGTTCACTGAAGCTCCAAGCTGTTACGAAGGTTGCAAAGAATCTAATACCTTCAAACATATTAAGTACTAAAGCAGCTTTAAATATTGCTTCTTTAACTACTCGCTCATCTATTTCTGGAAAAGGCACTAGTAATGTACCATCCATTGAAGAAGCTCCATTATCTCTAGCAATTCTATTAGCATCCATCTTATCAAATACAGAGGTCGCCCAATCAAATGCTGCTAAGATACTGGTTGCTCGTTTCTGAATATGTTCGTCATCAATTATAGATTCGATGAATACGTCCACATCATTATATATAGCACGAACCATCTCAGTATAAGACTCACTATGCAAAAGTTCGTTATTTTGGTGGTTTGTAATGTATAACTCCCACTCAGGATTATTACTAATGCCACCATTATTAAAAAGCTGTAAGGGAGCACGCCCTGCACAGCTATCAAGAGTAATAGCAAACTTAAGCCCAGATTCATAGATGTGCTTGCCAGCTTCATCCAGACTGTCGAAGTGTACCTTTTCTTTAGATAAGTCGATTTCATTTTTACTCCAATTACCTATGGCTCGCATTTCTTCTGCAAATTCCATAATCCAAGGGTACTTTGGGTCGTGATAAGTTTGAATATTTCGGTTACAAGAATCCTCACCTAGAAATAGTCTAGTTCTTTTACTATTTACTGTTTCGCCTAAGTTAAAAATCTTACAACTCATAATGCCTCCATAAGAGGGAATATCCCTGCGATTACTTGTGCACATTTTTGTGCAATTTCCATATGCTCCAATTGAGTACCATTAGCACTTCTGAGTTCAATATAGTGTACCCAACTTCTAAGAGTGCCATTCATATACATTCTGCTCATTGTACACCCTTCTGGCAGTACAGAACGAGCCTGCTCTTTAGCAATTCCATTGTCTATAGCAAACTGATAAGCCTTTTTAGCTTCTTTAATTACTTTCTCTTGTTGGATTCTCCACATAGCTGAAAGTTTCTCATCATCTACTTTAATAGAATTTTGTCTATTTTTTGTGTCTTGCAGTCTAGCTTCACGCAACATAAATTCCATATCCTTAGTAGGATCTGCATAACGCTGACTAAATTCTTGAAAGCTAAAACTTCTATGGCGAAGAATCTGTCTTCCAATATCCCTAGTAGTTTCGATTTCCAAGCAAGCAGACACAGTTTCCAAAGGAGACCAATGCTTATGCTTAATAAGATACTTAATTAATTTTTCAGAAGTTTCTTTATTTAGCTGGTTACTTGGATTCGATACTCTAGCACAATACGCAATTAAATCTTGTACATTTTCTAACCCTAGACCTTCCATTTCTGTGGAAGGCATTGAGTATGAAATTAGTCTAACTTTACTAGTTGTATCCCCTGTATATAGGCTTTCTTGTTTATTAATTGCTTTAGTTTCCATTATTATTCCTTAAATACTACAAGCGCCGCTTTCACAGCCCTCGATAATTGTTTCACTTTTATTCTCTTTGTCTTTGGTTCTAATATAGTATAAACTCTTTAAACCATACTTCCAGGCAGTAAATATATCTCGTTTAACTCTATTAGCGTCTAAAATTTTATTAGGCATTTTTGTTAAGTCATACCATTGGTTGGTACTCATACCTTGATCTATAAACTTCTGTAAGATAGCCATTAATTTTAAATACTCAGCAGAGTTATTTTCAGGCAACTCCCAAGATTTCATATAATAAGGTTCTTTATCAAAGTCAGGTACTAAAGATTTAACTGTGAAATTAGAAGCTTCAAAAGTATCAGTAGTAGACTGAATTGGGTCAATTCCTTGTGTTGAGTTACTAACTAAAGAACTACTAGCAGTTGGAGGAATAGCACTAAGTGCCATATTTCTGATTCCATACTTTCTAGCTTTGATTCTTAATAAATCCCAATCACATAATAACTCATCTGGGTAAATTTGATCTATATTAGTATTATAGGTATCTACAGGCATAACTCCTCTAGAGTATGCACTTCTGTCTGAATACTCACAAGCTCCACGCTCCTCTGCAAGATTAATAGAAGCTCTAATAAGTCCAAATTGGAAGCGTTCCGCCCACTCATGAGTTAAACGCTTCGCCTTTGTTGTGCCAAGTACAGCTTCATTCTTAGCTAAGAAATGTGCGAAATCACTAATTCCAATACCTAAGAAACGATAACCTTTTGTAGGCCATTCTGCTGCATCTAATGGGTAGTTTTGAACATCAATAAGATTATCTAAGAACCTTACCATAATTTCTGTCAACCCATCTAATTCGTGTATATCTTCTAGTTTACCAAAGTTTACGCACCCAAGAATACATAAACTAATCATTCCATTATCTAAATTATACCCATCTACATCAATAAACTCATTTTGGCGAAGTCCTTCAAATTTCATCTCCTTTGTAGGTAAGAAAATCTCACTACAAAGGTTAGTTTGAGTTACTGGTTCATCAAATAAGCCTTGATTATTAACGTTATCAATAAAATGTATGTAAATACGCCCAGTGCCAACCCGTTCTTTAACGAGTTTATTAAACATTTCATTAGCGGGCAAGGTCTTTTTTCTAATCCCACTCTTTCTTTCGTAAGCTTCATAAGATTCCTTAAATTTAACAGGATCCCCATAGTGCTCAAATAGTTGTGGAACATCCTCGGAACTAAAAAGTGTAAAGTCCTGCTTCTTTAGCACTCTTTCGAAGAAGATGTTTGGGATGCCTATAGAGTAATCAATAAATCTAGCACGGTTAGTATTAGAACCTTGATTATTTTTATACTCTAAAATATCCATAATTTCCCAATTAAATATTGGGTAGTTTACTACTGTCGCTCCAGTACGCAAACTATTTTGTGTAAATTGTTTACTAGCGGCCTCTACTGCTTTTAGTAATGGAAGTGCTCCAGTATGTTTTACTGTATTACTTTTAACTGGAGCAAGTATACCTCGTACTGGCCCCATATCTACTCCAATACCTGCCCTATTAGCAGTCATTAGAGATAATGCATATTCTGAAGATAGGATAGACTCTGAAGTATCCCCCACCTTAATTTTACAACAAGAGCTAAACATTTTAAGTTTAGTTCTAACTCCACTAATAATTGGAGTAGGTAAACTAATCTTATCATCTTTTAGAGCCATATAAAAGTCTCTAATATAAATCATACGGTGTTCTTCTTCTGCGAAGATAACCATAGGAATTAACATAAAGGTTTCTTGAATCATCTCTAAACGACGATCTGTTTTAGCATCTTTAATTAAATACTTACTATCCATCTGTACAATTGAAGAATATGGGCGATGTAGGTCATTCTCATAATCTAACAAATCGCCTAAAATTTCAATTTCTTCATCTGAGTAGTATTCTAAAATTTCTGGGTCGTATAACCCATGCTCTACATTCAAATGTATATAGTCCAAGAATGGTAGAGGTTCGAAACTACCATATACTTCTTTTCGCATTTCAGTTACTAATAGTCTAGCTGCGAAAATAGAGTAATCAGGAGTTTTGGTAGTAATTTTTTCAGCAGCAGACTTAATAATTGTTTGTTGAATATCAGAGGTAGACATACCTTCCGCAAATTTAATATGAGCATTAATTGCGGTATCTGATACTGAAACGTCTAAGTCATCACGCTTGCAGGCTTCTAACATTCTATGAATGTTATCAATATTAAGTTCTTCTAGTTTTCCATTCCTTTTCTTAATTAGCACCTATATACCCCCCTAAAGTTTTATCAAGTTCTTTTAAATTATCCTCACCTATAGCTTCTTCACAGTAACTTAAAAGATCCATTAATTTATAATTATCTAAAATAAGATCGCCCGATTGATTTACATTTTTAATATATACATAGTTTCCAGGTAGAGGAATCTGATCCCATATATCAAAAGCAGAACCATATTCTCTTATCAGGCAATATGCGCGTTTAGCGCCAACTCCTGCAATTCCCTTAACATTATCTCCAGAATCCCCCATTAAACACTTCATACTAATAAATTCTTCTGGGGTACAACTATGAATTTCTTCAAAGTTCTCACTAGTAGTTTCTTTTCTAGTTACATAAGAAAACCTAGATACATTATCGTTTATTAATAGATCCCAGTCTTTATCTGAGGAAACTAACCAACAATGCTCTAGGTCTGATTTAGGGAACTTTTTAGAAATATATGCGGCAATATCATCCGCTTCTACCCCCTTAAATTTAACTACTGGATATACCTCTCCAACTAGTTCCATAGTTCTGTTAAATTCTTCCATAAAGGCTATAAAGGCGTTCTTTTCTTCTTCTGTTTGAGTTTCTCTCAATTTAGCTCTATTGCCTTTATAATCTTCATCTACACTTAATCTATAAGATGATTTTCCCCAATCTGTAGCAATTATTACTTTACCTGCTTGGTAGGACTGTGCTAGACTTTGCACTAGTCTAAGATAATCTGCTGCAAAATTAGTAGACCCGTTATGCTTATATCTGAAAGCAAGGTTTAATCCGTCAACTACTAATAAATTATTTCTATCTCCATTTGCCTTTAAATCTTCCCACTTCATTTAATCCACTCCTCTATTGATTGAATATAATCATCCAATAAAGCAGTATAAGTACCATTTGAAAACTTAAAATATTCAATATCCCCAACTGGTTCAATTAAAGCAGTCATAAACCACTTTGATCTATCATATTTAAAGATTAAAATAGGTTCTTTACCTACTTGGTCTGATTCTCTAATAGTTTGTGCCCACCATTGTCGCCAATTATTACTTTTAGCAGCAGTCAAAATCTTACTATTAAAGTGGTCATCTTTATATGCTTTTACTTCTACACAATATAAATTGTGTTCTCCTGGAATGTATAAATCCCCTTTTAGTTTATGTTGTTCCCCGAGAGCTCCTGAACTTGGGACTCTTTCCCAAGATAATCCAGTTAAACTTCTCATTTGGTTTCTACATACTAATTCGTTTCTTGCTCCTTTAGCTCGACTATCAACCATTTTCTAACCTCGATATATTATTCTCCTTTATGACATTAATTTTATTAATTAAAGGATGTGTGTATTCATGCGACACAATAAATGTGTTTATATTTTGTTCTTGTAGTAGAATCTCTACTAGTTTTTCTTTTCCTTCATCATCTAACACACCCATAACCTCATCTAAGATTAGCAAATTCAATTTAGATTTAGAAAGAATATTCATTATCTTTCTTATTCCAAGTAATGTAGCCGTATTCACTCGGCCAAATTCCCCACTAGAAAGAGCCTCGATTTCAACTTCTCTACCTTCATCTATTATTTGAATGTTTAATTTTTCGCCTTTCAAATTAAAATTCAACTGAAATCTTCCGCTAGAAAGTTCAGATAGGTATGTGTTAATTTGTTCTTCTAAGTCTTTTACCAACGACTCAATCTTGAACGCTATAAGACCATTTGTACTGAAAGACTTACGAAGTATAGTAATAATACCCATAATCTCTTTAGCATTTTCTAATTCTTTAGCCTTTTGTTCTAATTTTTCTTGAAATTCTTCGGTTTGTTGTAAAATAACATCAACTTTAGTATTCCAAGCAGTAGCTTGTTCATTATATTGAATAGCTTTTTTAATCTTGCCTCTAATTTCTGTAATTGTAGTTTTTAATTGATCTAGTTTAGCTTTTACACTTTCTCTATCAACTAACTCTGAAGTCATATCTTTATCTACTAAGCTGTTTAAGTTTTCAAACTCAGAAACTAATTTCTGATGGTTTCTATACTTTAACAGCTTGTTTTTAGTTTCAGAAATAACTTCATCAATTCCATCAATTTTATCCGAGTTAGCTTCAATAACTTTAGTTGCCCTATCTATTAAATCTGATACAAATTCTTCATCCACAGACTGCATACAAGTAGGACATTGCCCACTAAGTTTAGATAGTTTAGTTACTAACGCTTTTCTAGAAGTTATCTCCGATTCTAGTGATCCCTTCTCTTTGACCAGAGAGTCCGTAGACTCCGGCTTGTCCACTTGCTTTACTACTTCGACAATATCGATTTGAGAAAGTAATTCTTTATACTGATTATTAGTATTTACATCTTTATTAATTTTATCAGAATTTTCTAGTTTTGTTTTAAGTTTAGTAAACTCTTCAACACTATCAGAAGGATCATCTGGAACTATTACAATTCGTTTTTTCTTAGAATCTTCTAAAGTATTTTTATCTAACCACTCTTCAATAGTATTACAACTAGATTCAATAGCGATTAATTCAGAATTATACTCTTTATATTTATCTTTAAAAAGTTCAAATAACTCTATATACTTATCTAATCCTAATAAACCTATAAGAAATTTCTTTCTATTAGTATCTGTAGCTCTAAGAAACTCTAAGTTGGAGGAGGCACTTTGATAGAATAATTGTGAAAAAGTTTTATAGTTTAAACCTAATACATTTTCAATAGTTTTGTAAGTGGCAGTAGTAGTATGACTACTAATATCTTTTCCATCTTTTAATAGCTTTAAAGATATACTGCTCTTTCGATCTAATACTACTTTATAGTTAGTATTATCTACAGCAAAGTCAACCTCAATATAATAACCTTTGCCTATATGCCTATTAGCAATAGCTTGCTTCTTAATCCCTTTATTATTTTTTCCAAATAACACTTCTTCAAGAATTAAAGGAATACTACTTTTACCTGTACCATTTGTACCTAATAACTGAGTTACTGGAGCTTCTGTAAAATTAATTGAATTATTTTCTCCGTATGAAAAGCAATTGCTCCATTTAAGCGTCTGAATATAAATCATTAAAAACTCCTAAAATATTTTCGATACTACCCGCATCTAAGTTTTGTACATTTTGTAAATATTCAAACAGTTCCTCCTCGATAGTCATATCTTTTAGGTTTAATACTGCTTCAGTATTTTTATTTACAATCTTTTTATCTAACAGTTCATTATCAATATCTACTCCTGATAGAGCTAATAAATCTCCTGTGATCTCGTATATTGTATGATGAAAATCAGTCTTCACCATTTCTTCTTCTGTTTCTACTGTTTTACGAATTAATTGAGGTAAATCCAAAGGTATCCAATCATACTCCAAGTCTTTAGAGTCTAGAATTACTACTCCAGTTTTTACTTCATTCCTATGAAATGATACTGTCATAGGACTGCCTGGGTATAGAATATTTCTCTGACTATTAGAATGAGCGTGTAAATCTCCAGCAACTACTAAATCCCAATGATTTAATTTATCTAAATTAATTTCAGGAGTTACGTGTGGAGGAATCTCGCCCCTAACATGGGTGAATAGAATCTTATTGGAGAACTGTTCTGGTTTAAATGTTTTTAAGTCTGTATAAGGCAGAAAATCTAAACCATGAATAGAAGTACTACTAGTTATAATAGAAACTTTACTATTTAAACCATTCACTACTTTCTGTAGTTGAGTTAAGAAAGTATGTCCTTTCTTAGTTGCTTCATGGTTTCCATCGTATATAATTGTTTCTACATTACATCCTTTTACATAATCAAAGAATAACTCTAACTCTTCTAAAGAAGGTACTTTGTCAAATACATCTCCGCCAATAACATTCAAATCTACACTTTTCTCTAATTCGTGTAGTTTTTCGAAGAACATATGAAATCTATCTTTCTGCCATTCTCTAGGAACATTTTTCTGTCCTAGCTTAATATGCCAGTCAGCACTAAATAATATCTTCATAATGTTTTCCTATAAAATAAGGGGGCATAAAGCCCCCTTATAGAAATATAACTTAATTAAGCTGGAATATCTTCTGCAGTTTCGAACTCATCAAGTACATCAGCACTTGCTGTATCATCATTACCACCTAAAATATTGCTTTCGATGAAAGTCTTTTGATCGTCTGCTATTGGACGAGGTACGATCTCGTCAATTGGCTTAAGATCCTTAATAAGCTCCAAATCTTCCTCAGAAAGAGGTGAAGCCTTAATCTTCATCTGTTTAACTGTGTACTCTACATTAAATGCAAGAGGTCCAGTCTTTTTACGACTAACTGTAATATCCCAACCAGTCTTAGTATCGGTTGGATCGCCCAGCTCTTCGGCTACAGTTAGAATTTGCTCAAACATCTTCTTCTTAAGATTTAGAAGTTTAAGCTTACCATCAGAACGGTCAATAGCCATTACAGCATATGCCCAAGAACATTTCAGGTCAGGGAAGTAGTGGCGAACCCAATCCTTCTCTAGATTTTTAAAGGACTCAGTCTCACGGTCAAACCCTAGACACTCGATAGGCATATTCTTGCCCTCAGAGTTCTTTACCCAGTAGTTATATCGTGCTACGATATCACCAACCATACGGAAAGTGTTATCCCCATCAACCAAAGCTAGCAGATCTGCACCGCCCTTCTTTGCCTTACCATTAATTTTATCAAATGAAATTGCCATTTTTATTATCCTCGTGTTTAAAGTGTATTTTATCGTTTACTATTGCTAGTAGTCTATTTTGTGTCATATATTTTTCATGTATGTCAGCATGTATAAGCGGTAAAGAGACTTCACCATTTAAGTTATAAAACATAATATTTCTCAAACTTGCTAGATGGAGATATAAAAGAATCTCACTTTCTGAAGCAGACTTATCTGCCCACAAAGCTTCTGGATTTCTTAAAAAAGAATCTCCCGAAATTTCTCTTAAATCCTTACCCTTAAGGTACTTCTTTGTACTCCTTGTACATAACCCTGTGGTTAAATACTTTAGAATAGCAATTATACCTTTTGGATTGCCATTTGCGCGTTGTTTAATTTTTTCCCAATCATATTTTATCATTATATTATACCAAAGATTAACCATTTTGTCAAGAATTATTTTTAGGTTATGTTATGAACTTTATATCCTAACTTCATATATAAACCCACTCTAGCAGTTGCTTGGTTATTAGCTGTAGAACCTTTCAAATTAATATCAATAACTTCAGGGTCTAGTTTATCTTCGTCTATTCGTATAACTCTACCTATTAACTGTGTTAGCATAGGCTCATTGTTAATAGGAGTTGCTAAAACTAAAGAAGATAAAGCATTTAAAGAAATGCCCTCAGAAAAAATACTAATACTTCCACATAGTATATCTTTATCTTCATAAATAGATTGCATAAGTTCATCTCTATTATCTGTCTTACCTGTGATAACTATTGCATTATCACCACAAATAGCAGCAACATTTTCTAGAAACTGAACTCTATCTGCTACAACTAATACTTTATGCCCTTTTATAGCTTGAGTCTGTGCTATATCTGCTACCAAAGTTTGATAGTCAGTTCGTTTAACTAAGTCGTTAACTCGTACAGCCCAAGGTATATTACGGTTACTACTAAAAGGTATATCTGTTTTCATTCTGAAAATAGTTGGAGTTAAAGCATTTTCAACTGGGGGCTGAAAAAGTTTAAAACCAAAATAATCTCTTAGTACAACATGTCGGTTATCCTTCCTCTGTAGAGTACCAGATAATCCAATTTTATTAGTAGCCTTAATTTTGTTCAATACATCAGTAAATGTACTCGCAGGAGTATGATGACACTCATCTACAATTACAGTACCAAAACTTTCCATTATTTTAGCTACTTGTTTCCTTACGGTTTGGATATTTCCTACGACTATAGGGCTGTCGGTTTCGAAACGACCAGATCCTATAATACCAGGTTTTATACCAAAACATTTTTCTATTTCTTCTTCCCATTGATCCCTCAACGCAACTGTGTGAACAATAACTAAAGTTTTCATACTAAGTTTCCCAGCAATAGCAAGACCTACAAAAGTCTTTCCGTAACTTACTGGGGCGTTTATTAAGCATGAGCCCTCTACTTCGTCATAAATCGCCTGTTGTGATTCTCTTAGTTTATATTTAAACTTGGGAAATTCTACTATATCATTAACTCGTTTATCTACTAAAGAATAAGTATCAGGAATTAAATCAGTTCTACCACTAGGGATAGAGTATAGACCTTTTCTTATTTTTGTAGCGTTTCGTATAGTAAGCATTGGAGCATCAAGTGGGTTTACCCCTTTCTGCTCTATTTCATATGTTAGAGTTTTTATAAGTAATTCTTCTAAATCGTCATCCGTTTCTAGATAAATTCTATTACTAAGGACAGCTTTCATACTCTTCTCCAACTATCTTTTTTCTTCGTTGTAGATACTTCATATAGTATATATCCACCTTGTAGTTTTAGAACTCCTGCATACTTAAAGTTTGGAGGAATTTCTTCGTGCATTAAAAAGGGAGTGTTTATTCCTTTTACGATAACTTTGGTACTACCAAATCCTGTAGGTATTAACCTAGCTATTTTATGATATTTTAAAGTAGCTTTTTCTACTTTATGATACTTAAATATTTGTCCAGTATCATCAATATAGACTCGTGTTTTATTCTTACTAAATAGTAAATCTTTAACACTAGATACACTCGTACGTAAAGGATATTTGTACTTCTTTATTCGAAGTCGGCGCTCACCAAGATTTTCGCCCTCCAAATTTCGGTCATCTAGGATATACATTTTATAGATAGTATAAACCTTGACCACCCCATAAATATCCGTTAAACGGTCGTAACTTCTTAACGGATATATGGGGAATTTAATTTCAGGCAGCGTCTTTAGGACCACTAGTTTCTTCCACTAATTTATTGAGATACCACTGAGCCTTTTTTAAATCCTCTAAACCATTTTTATATTTGTAACGACTTACATACTTAATAATGTTACCTTCAAGATAACTAAAATCTTGGTCTAAGATAAAGTCGATAACTTCTATTTCGCCTTGTTTATAATGATTAGGGTTAATTCTGTCTACTACTTTCATTTTCTGCTCTCTTGTAATATCAATTAGTTTACCAAATTCATGATTTTCATCACTTTCTTCTCTACCACACCAATTGCAAGGTTGCCCTTTACCTATTAGCATAACATGCCTTTCTACTGGACAATCATGTTCCCACATATCTAGCTGCCCCATACTTTTTCCTCCTCTGTAAATGAATAATCATCCCCAATTTCTAGATCAATACCTACAGGAGCTCCTGGGATATTGCAACCTCTATCCATTTTAGTATAATACTCTAATTTCTCACAATATTCATTCATTTCATCATCTGGTACTTCCGCTAAGATAGAGTCATGTACCAAACCAAAAATCTTAGCCTTCATTCCTCTAGCCTCAATATAATTCTGCATATCAACCCCTGCTAGCAGATTAATATCAGAAGCTACTGATTGAATTAAGAAATTAACTGCACTTCGTACTTCATGTCCTGCAATGCCTCTATCAGTAGAAATAACATTAGGAACTCTACGCTTTCTACCAAAAATACTATAAATGAACTGATTATCTTTAATTGTTTTCTTAGAAGTATCTAACCACTTCTTCAATTTATGAAAAGTCTCAAAATAATCCGTAATAGCGTCTTTAGCTTCTTCGAGAGATACTCCAGCAGTTTCAGCTACCTTCTCTGGTCCGGAACCATATAGAATACCAAACGAGATAGCTTTAGCAGCTTGACGTTTTTTCTTGAATTTAGTACTAACTTCCTCAACTTTACAAGGTAGCCCAAAGATACGATGCGCCATAGAGCTGTGGAAATCTCCTCCACTTATAAATACATCTTGAAGTACTTTATCTCCAGATAATACAGCAGCTACATACATCTCTGCTGTTGCCAAATCCTGGGAAACAATCTTGTGTCCTGGTCTAGCTTTAATACAAGACTTAACAATTTTATTATCTCTAGGTAATTGCTGCATGTTAAGCTTACCGCTTGAACTCAGCCGCCCTGAAGTTGTAGAAGTTAGATTAAACCCAGTTCTTAGTCTATTATCAGCATCAAGAGCTGGAATAATTTTATCCAAGTAAGTATTTTTAATTTTACTAGCCTTTCTAATACCTAAAATAGCTTCAGGCAATGGATGTTCTTTAGACAAAATTCCTAAGACTTCCGCATCTGTACTAATTGCTCCAGTCCCAGTTTTCTTACCAGGTACAGGTTTCAATCCTAGTACATCGAACAGAAGAACTCTTAATTGCATTGGCGAGTTAGGATTAAATACTTTTCCTTGCAACTCTTCAAAAGTATGTACTTCCGAAAAGCTATACAATTCTTGATGAAGCCTATTAATCTCTTCATCCATTTTTGTTTGTCCTTTAACCAATCGTTCTGTATCAAAAGGTACTCCATTATCTTCTACTTGTTTAAGGAATCTCATCCCAGGAACTAATAAAGTTTCATAAACTTTCTTAAGATTAGGGCTTTTATAAATAATTGGCTTAAACTTTCGGTATAGTTCAATAGTTGCAGCTGTATCCATAGCAGCATATTCAGATAGTACATCGAAAGGAATTAAATCGTATGTAAAATCTGCTTGTTTTATTTTATGAGTTTTACAGTAGTCAGTTCTAAAATCTACTAGAGCTTTATCATAATCCCCTAATCGTTCACAATACTTCATTGCTAAAGGTTTCAGACCATGAGTACCTGGAGTTTCATCCAAGTCATAGTGCATTAGCATAGTATCATCAATCTTAGGAAATTTAAAGTTAAAGTGATACTCTAGCATATGTAAATCGAACTTAGCATTATGCATCACAATGTTAAACTTCATAAAGATTTTTTGAAGTAATGCTTCCAACTCTTCATCAATAATATCAGTTGAAATATATACTCCTTGATTAGGTTTATAAGATAATGAAATTCCTAAAACATAACCATCTCTTGGATATAGCCCTGTAGTTTCCGTATCCACTGCAATAGTATCAGTCAAATCTGTACTTAGACTCAATAACATTTCGCAATGTTTCTTAGCTACATCTACATCCTCAATACCTTCATAATCTCCTACTCCCATCTCTTGAATATCACCTTTAATATACTGATGTATCTTTTTTACAGCTTGTTCAAAAGCAGGCTTACCTTCTGGCTTAAACGCCAACATAGCAGGATTGATAATAGGCATAAACTTATCATCCACTAAGTGTCCCTGATACTGAGTAACAGAAGAAATCTTAGCATAATTTTTAGCGGCTTCTGAGCCAACTAAGATTACATAGTCATAGTTATCTAAATCAACTTCTAAAGTAATATCTTTCTTTAAAAGTTTCTTTACTTTTACATCAGACATATGTAAGTTTTCAAACTCAAACTCAAAGTATTTTTCATACTTTAAATTTGAGGGAGCTTTATCAATTATCGCTACTGTCATAAACTAATTCCTTTAATGCTTGTACATCATCCTTACCTAAGTCTCCTGGATCTACTCCATCAGGTAGTTTGATTATTTCTGTAATATATTGTTCTTGTATTTCTTTTTCTAACTTATTTGCAGCAATCTGCCCTGCAGAATCGCCATCAAATAGTATATAAATTTTTGATAAACCTTGTAATTTATATGGAGCTAGTTTTTCTTCCCATTGTTTAATTAAAGTTTGTGTGCCAAATACACATACTGCGTTTTCCAACCCTTTATCGTGTAGATTCAGCATATCAAATATACCCTCTACTAAAATAATGGAACCTCTAATCATCTTAGGAGCTGCAGGATGTAAAGGAGGAGATGTCTTAGGTGGAGTAATCATATACTTAGGGTTAACATTACTATGCATATGTCTTCCAATAAATACTATAATATCTCCTAAAATATCTCTTACAGGGAATACTATCCTATTCTCGTAATCTTTATGTGTAAATGCTTCAAACTTAGTTAAAGTATCTAAACTAATATCTCTGAAATCGTCCCTAAACGGAATAGCCCCTAAAGGCATATCCATAGCTTTAGCTAGTAATTTAGAGATTTTCTTCTTTATTTGCTGTACTCGTATTTCCTTAAAATCAGAAGCAATATTAAAATACTTAAAAATACTTCCTTTAAACCCACAACTAAAACAATGATATGCTCCAGTAATTTTATCAATTCTCATTGAAGGGTTACTATCATCATGCTCTGGGTTAAGACATTTAATTACTAAGTCGCCCCCTTGCGAAGAATACTGAACCCCTTTCTCTTTTAGTACTTCTTCTGGTATCATTTAAAACTCCAAGTCATCTGACATTTTCTTAAGTTCTTTTACTTTAGGTTCTTTCTTCGTTACTTTCTTTTTAGCTTTTGGGTCTTTATCTTCGTAAGGTACATCAACTGGAGAAATCTTTAATGAGTTCCAATTAATTGTACTAGAGAAGTTCATAGGGGTTCCGTTTCTCATCTTAGTAGTTTCGAAACTAAACACTCCTGTGTCATGATCCTGTGGTTTAAGGATAAATGCTCTATCTGCAGCATCAAGAATACCTTTAGAATATCTTGCCTCTCCAGTAGCATCAATCTGATATGGGGCAACTACACAAACGTTGTGTTTCCTTGCCAAGTTCTTTAACTCTTTACTTAGCGTTAGCTGTGTTTGCCAGTTGTACATATCTTCTGCTACAATCTGATTAACATAATCCACCACTACTAATTTTAGTTTATCTCCAAACTGTGCTTTAAAATTCTGCAAGTGGAGATCAATACTAGGGATAGTAAGCCCTTGGTCATCAATAATAACCATTTGGTTATCTGGTTTTAGTATCTTAGTACGATTTAGTTCTTTTTCAAACTTAGTATAATCTTTATGTACTAAATATTCTTCTAATAGGTCTTGCCCATCTACGAACATATCTGCTCGTTTTTGAGCCAATACCATAACTTCATTATCTGAACTAAGACCTCTAGTCAGATTGGTATTATTCACATCTGCTAGAATACTCATAGTTCTAGTGAATACTTCTTGTGCTCTCATTTCAATACTAAAGTAAATTGATGAATTACCCATTAAGTATTGATTTACCATCAGGTTTGTACTTATTACTGACTTACCTGATCCTCGATAACCTCCAAATAGCACTAATTCTTGCGAGGCTGTTCCACCGAGTGTGGCATCGTATTTATTATTTAGTCCCATAGGGAACAATGTTTCTGATTCATCTATATCAAATAATTGAACATCTGACATAGTTGCAATTTTCTCACTTGTATGCGTCTTTTCATCCAAGTGTAGTAATATATGCGCAATTTCGTCTTTGACTTCTTGCACATCCATCATAGTAATTCTGTCTACAAATTTATCTATTTGTAGTAACGCCTCATTCTGAGTAAACTCATTAATCAATGCCTCCATAGCTAGATCAATGTCTACATCAGGGGTTTCTAGGGATTCTAATGCTTTGAGTGCTCGTTTGAGCGGGCCGTCCCTAGTGATAAGGAGCAGGTCTTCAAAGTTAGGTATCGCTTGATGTTTAATATAATACTTGTTAATAGCACTATATATTGAGGCGTGCGAAGAGCTGAAAAAAGCTAGTTTAAGCCTTGTCCACGCTCCTAAACTTCTTTCGTTAAGAAGTTTATGTAATACGACACTTCCAATATCAGCCATAACATGATCTTACCTTAATTTTGCCTCATTATCAATAATAACGCGGTTTAGTTCAATTTCTAATTTATCAAGAATTTCTTCTCTTAGTTGGTTCAAGTGTTGTTTGTACAGCGGCCCCGAATCGTGAAACAGCTGAATTTGTTCAAATGTAACTAACCCTTGAATTCCGAAATATATGTGTGATAAGGGATCCTCATGTGTAGGACTTATCTTAACTGTAGTGCCTGGGCCAAAATAGTCTATATTATGGGTAGCAACCTCATCGGGTACTAGACTATCTGTATCTTCATATTCCACAATAACTTTCATACATCCTCCAGACGAAAAAAAGGGTAGGCAGTTGCCTACCTACCCTCCAAGCTAATAATTAAGCTATCAACTACTACGCAGTAGCAGCTTCGCGCTTAGCAGCAGCTTGAGCCGCCTTCTTAGCTCCATCATAGTTAGAGCAAAGAAGACCACGGTGTGTCAACATTGTTTTAACGCCACGAACGGTCTTTCCGATAGCATCAGCAATGTCTTCAACGGTCATATTGGTGATATCACCAAGAGCTTCTAAAGCGTCGGTCTTCGCTTTAGCGTGTGACTCACGCTGCTTAGGCATAGAAATGCCGTGAGTACGAGAAAGACTAAGAGCCTTTCCACGGATAGAGTTGATGCTCTTACCAAGTGCATCTGCAATATCCTCAACGAAAGCACCGTCCCCGATCATCTCAAGTACAGTTGCTTCCTCTTCCTCTGAGTAAGTACGAGCAGCAGCTTCTCGTACAGTTGGTTTAACCTTGCCAGTTAGTTCCATAGACAATAGCTTGCCTTGAATTGACTTAGGGCTAAACTCGCCATCTAATACCATCGCAGCGATTTCAGCATAAGTGTAACGACCAGAGTTGTCATTTACAAAATCTGCTAACTCAGCTTCCTGAGCTTCGGTATAAGTGCGCTTGTTAGCTGTTGCAGCTAACTCTACTTCGTAGCCCATCTTGCGTAGCTTTGAAGAAACACTGCGAGCAGTAGTTTCCAAAGATTCAGCAGCTGATGCTACAGTAGCCTGTGATACTGGTGACTCGTCGCCAACCAGTGATGTAAGAGTTTCAGTTCTTTCGTCTGTCCACTTAGGGATTGCCATATTAATTATCTCCTATAAGATTTTTGATTGTATCAATTTTAATGTTTAATTTTTCGGCTTTTGTGCGTTTACTAGATTGTTTTCCTTCTTCGTCTATCAGAATATCTATGTTCTTGCTAACGCCAGATACAATAGTATATCCTTTAGACTCCAAATATTTGCCCGCTTCAGTTCTGTTCTTAAAGTCTTTTAGCTTTCCTGTTATACAAACCTTAAGCCCATTACTTACTGTTGGGCTACTTTTTGTTTCAGAAGATTTAAAGCTTAAAGGCAGTTCATTCAAACCTTTGCCGAAATACTCTTCAGAAATCCAAGTCAAAACAGAATCAATAGTTTTCTGCCCTAACCCAGCTTCCTTACCTTTTTCATTATCGAATTGCTCGATATGTTTAACTACTGAGGCAATTTTCTTACCAGCAGTAGATCCTACTAAATTAATTGAGAAGCTATGTAGTAGTGTTCCTAATTCAGCACGCTTGCTGATTTGAATATTAGAATAAATCTTTAATCCATTTTTTCCTAACACTGACTCCAAATCATGCTCAGTTAATTCGTATAGTTCTTTAACTGTTGTGATACCAAGTTTGTTTATGCTTGCGGGACCAAGACCTTTAATCTTTAATACCTTAGCAAAATGCTCTAATTTCTTAGAGGACTGAGCCTCACAATCAGTATTTTTACAAAATAATTGGTCTTTTACTCTTACCAATAACCCACCACAAGATGGGCAGTTAGTAGGGGAAACAATTTTTTTATAAATTTCTTTTTTCATTTTATATATGTATATTATACTTAATTTTAACCATTTTGTCAAGAATTATTTTTACCGAGGTTATAAAATTCTTTTCAAGACTCGCGGTATGATACCACCAGCTCTTTCGACTGCTACAGTACAGCCAATTTCTAACCCCAAATCTTCGATATACTTAATATTGTTAAGTGTAGCTTGAGAAATGTTAGCCCCATCAATTTCGATAGGGTCAAGAATAGCTACAGGAGTAACTTTTCCACTCTTACCTGTTTGCCAAACTACATCTAATAATTTAGTTGGTATACCTTCAGTTCTAGTTTTTAGAGCATAAGCTCCACGAGGGTGTTTAGCAGTATGACCTAATTCATTAAAGTCTTTATTACTATCTACCCTAAAAACACGACCATCATTAGGAAATATATCCCAAGCAGAATCCAAGACAGTATTGAAGCCGAACTTCCTAAGATACTCCATATCTTGTCTATAACTGTCCGATTTGTAAGATTGTTCATTTTGCATACCATAAGCGATAAAAGTAATATCCCTACTATTAAACTCTACTTGATCTTTCAAGTTTAATGCTCCTGCTGCATAATTTCTAGCATTAGGAATTTCTTTAGGGGCTACTACTTCGCCCGTAATTTGCAGAATATCTTCA